CAGGCCCACAGCCACTTATTAACTTGTTTGATTTTACAATTGCAAAGTTTAAGAATGCTACAGGAAGAAACCTAAAGCCAATCGAATGCCACGACATTATGTGCAAGATTGGTGAAGTAGTTGTTGTAGGAGGAGTTCGTCGCTCAGCAATGATTTCTCTTTCTAATATTAATGATATTGAAATGGCGCAGGCAAAGTCAGGTAACTGGTGGGAAGCAAGCCCACAACGTGCCTTGTCTAATAACTCTGTTGCGTATTCACGCAAGCCAGAGATGGAGCAGTTTATTGCAGAATGGAAGTCGCTATATGATTCAAAATCAGGAGAACGAGGCATATACAATGTGGCCGCAGCTCAAGCCCAAGCAGCCAAGTATGGAAGAAGAGATCCAGATATACACTATGGAACTAACCCGTGTTCAGAGATTATTCTACGTCCTTACCAGTTTTGTAATCTTTCAGAAGTCGTACTACGTGAAAATGATACAAAGAAAGATATTGAACGTAAAGTAGAACTAGCAACTATTCTTGGAACCTGGCAGTCTACTCTTACAGACTTTAAGTATCTGCGTAAGATTTGGAAAGATAACACAGAAGAGGAACGCTTACTAGGAGTTTCTTTGACTGGACAGTTTGGGCATAAGTTTATGTCAGGCAAACAAGATTTGGTTGCACTAGAGTCATTCTTGATGACCCTTAGAGAAGCAGCAAGAGCAAAGAATAAAGAAGAGGCTGGGAAAATTGGGATTCCTGAGTCTGCCGCTATTACTTGTGTAAAGCCTTCTGGAACAGTATCTCAATTGGTCGGGGTATCTTCAGGAATGCATGCTTGGCATTCTCCATACTATATTAGAACTGTTCGTGGTTCAAAGGGAGATCCAATTTCTACCTTCCTTAAAGAGGTGGGGATTCCAGTAGAAGATGATGTAATGAAGCCAAACGATACATACGTATTTTCATTCCCAGTAAAGGCACCAGAGGGTGCAATTGTCAGAAATGATCTAACAGCTGTTGAGCACCTTAACATTTGGTTGGTTTACCAACGTGCATGGTGTGAGCATAAGCCATCAATTACAGTATCTGTAAAAGAAGATGAATGGATGGAAGTTGGAGCTTGGGTATATAAGCATTTTGACGAGGTGTCTGGAATTTCATTCTTGCCACACTCAGATCACTCATACAAGCAGGCTCCATATCAAGAAGTAGATAAGGCTGAATACGATGCACTTGTTGCAAAGATGCCAGCCGAAATTCGTTGGGAAGATTTGTCCTTTTACGAGACAGAAGACGGAACTTCTACTAATGCTACGCTTGCCTGCAGCTCAGACGGAAACTGCGAACTTGTAGATATTTCAGCTTAGTGGTAGAATTGTAGTATTGGGGCTAGTCCCCAAAATTCTGGGCACCCCGCTCAAAATGGAGATGATAAAATGGCTATCAAAAAATTTGATAAGGCTGATTTAAACAAAGATGGGAAAGTAACAATGCAAGAACAAATTTTAGCAGCAATTGGAACTTATGGAAGAGCATTCTTGGCAGCAGCCACAGCTCTATACATGACTGGGAACACAAATCCAAAGGACTTAATTGCGGCTGGAGTAGCAGCAATTGCTCCAGTTATTCTAAAGGCTTTAAGCCCAAGCAACAAGGAATTTGGTTTTACAAGCAAGTAATTGTTATTCAATTAGGATCGCTCCTGTGCTAAAATAAGTACAGGAGTTTTCCTATTTTAGGAGATGTTATGTCAGCAGTTAAAAATTTTGAAGTAGACCAAAATGCAACATTTTCTTTTGTTGTAGAATACAGAGACAACCAAAACTTACCAATAAGTCTAGTGGGAGCCTCCGCAAAAATGCAGGTTCGTGACACAAAAGGTGGAACAAAATTAGCGTTTACTCTAAATACCCCTAATCTGTCAGATGGAATTTCAATAGACCCAACTGCTGGAAAGCTAACCATTAAAATGACGGCGGCGCAGACAAACAAGTTATTCTATCCTAAATCAGCCTATGATCTTATGGTGACAGATAGCAACGGGAATAAAATAAAATTACTTGAAGGCTTTTTAGCACTAAGTAGGTCGGTGACAGTATGACAGTAGAAAAAGTAATAGTAACAGAAGTCGTAAACGATGTAGTTATTTCTAGCCCTGGCCCACAAGGACCAAGAGGAAAAACAATATTAAATGGCCTAGGTGCCCCATCAGAAACACTAGGTCTTGAAGGCGATTTTTATTATGACAAAAACACAACAAGATTTTATGGTCCAAAGCCTTCAGACTTTACATGGGTCGGAGCAGCAAACTACCTTCTAACAGCTGGAACATTGACTTACCCTTGGTTAATCAATCAGGTAACAGGTCCAGTAAATGGAATATATAGCCTCCAGATAACACATAATTTAGGATACAATCCAAATGTGACTATCAAAAATTCTGCAGGCGACATATTAGAAACAGGAATAGACTATAATAGTATTAACCAGATTACACTGACAATGGCACAACCATTTTCAGGGACAGCGTACCTGTCCTAAAAGGAGAATAAAAAATGGCAAGATTATTTGTAACCAACATTGACCTCAACAAGAATGAGCTGCTCAATGCAAGAATTCAGAATTTAAGTTCAGCACCATCCAATCCAGTAGCGGGTCAGATTTATTATGACTCAAGCAATAATACAATGTACTACTACAATGGACTTGCCTCTCCAAATGGTCCATGGATGCCAATGTCTGGTTCTACAGAGGTCATTCAAGATGTAATTGGTTCAGCAATCGTTGGCGGAGTTGGCCTAACATCAACATACAACGATGCAGCAGGCACAACAACAATAGATTTAGATAACACTGCAGTAACTGCTGGCTCATACGGTTCAACAACAAAGATCCCAACATTTACCGTAGATGCACAAGGTCGTTTAACCGCAGCAAGCGAAACAGACGTAGCAACAAACCTTTCAATAGCAGGAGACACTGGAACAGATACAGTTAATCTATTAACTGACACATTAACTGTTGCTGGCGGAGAAGGAATTGACGTAGCTGTAACAAATAATACAGTTACAGTATCAGCAGAAGATGCAACTTCAACTAATAAGGGTGTTGCAAGCTTTGACGCAACAGACTTTACAGTAACATCAGGCGCAGTAACATTAAATGCTGAGCGTGTACAAGATATTGTTGGCGGACAAATTGTTGCAGGCGAAGGCATCGATGTAACATACGATGATGCAGCAGGAACTCTAACAGTAGATGCAGAAATTGCAACAACTACAAACCGTGGTGTTGCTTCTTTTGCTACAACAGATTTTACCGTAACAGACGGTGCAGTAAGTGTTAAGAATGTAAACCTTGGAAGCCAAACAACGGGTGATTATGTTGCAAACATTACAGGAACAGCTAATGAAGTAACAGTAAGCCCTACAGCAGGAGAAGGCACAACAGTAACAATTGGTCTTCCAGATGATGTAAGCATTACAAATAACTTAACAGTAGGCGGAAACCTAAACGTAGCTGGAACAATAAACTCAGTAAATACTACACAGGTAAATATTGTTGATAATAAGATTAATCTTAATACCGATTTTACTGGAACACCAACAGCAGATGCTGGTATTCGTGTAGAGCGTGGCGATGGCGCAGATGTTGAAATCCTATGGAATGAGACAAGCGATAACTGGACACTTACAAATAATGGAACAAACTATCATGCAATTGCAAGAAAGTACGCAGAAAATCTTGCTAACCCTTCAGAATTATCAGCGCTTGTTATAACACACAATTTAGGATCAGATGATGTTACTGTTCAAGTTTTTGAAACAGCAGGGCTAAAAGCTTTAGTTGAAACAGATGTAGAGCGTACATCAGCAAACACAATTACACTAAGATTTGCAACAGCGCCTGCAAGTGGAGCCTACAGAGTCGTAATTACTGGATAAGGGAGTTTTAAATGTCAGTTCAAAGATTAGTTCCCTTACACGCAGTAGCACTAGCAACAGATCCATCTCAAGCCCGCATGGGAGATGTTTATTATAATACGGTAGACGAAGAATTAAAATTTCACGATGGCTCCCTTTGGCACTCAGTTGGCGGAGGAGTAATAACTGGACTTCTAGATCATATTCATACATATGATGGAGCAGTCTATTCTGTAGAATCAGTTGAAGTTCCAAGTCCAGGAATAGTTGATGGTGGTGCTGCATAATGCCATCAGTAACGATAAAAATTAGAAGAGGTACTTCATCTCAATGGTCTTCTTCCACAAGACCTTTAGCAGCTGGAGAACTAGGTCTAGATACAACGCTAAATAAAATAAAAGCTGGAAATGGAACAAGTTTATGGCCAGTACTTCCATTTTTAAGCGTTATACCAAGTGAAATTACAGAGCTTGCTCAAGATGCAATAGACTCAGCATTAGTTGCTGGAACAGGTGTATCCAAAACCTATAACGATGTTGCAAATACAATCACTCTTGCAGTTGACAGCACTATTGCAAGCAAATTATATGTTGATGCAGCAATTGCTGCATTAGATGATACAGTATCTGTCGGGTATATTCCAGTAAGTTTATTGGGAAACCCAGAGGGAGTTGCAGAACTTGATTTAAATGGTTTTGTTCCAGACTCTCAAATCCCAGCAACAATTGCAAGAGACACAGAAATTACTTCTGCAATTTCTACTGAAGCAACAAATAGAAATACAGCTATTGCTACAGAAGTAACAAATAGAAATACAGCTATTGCTACAGCCAAATCAGAAGCTATTGCAGATGCAACAGCACAGGTAAATGCCTTACTTACAGGTGCACCAGCAGCACTAAACACCCTGGATGAGCTTGCGGCAGCACTTGGTGATGATGCAAATTATGCTGCAACAATTACAACAGCTTTAGGGAATAAATTAAATTCATCCACAGCAGCAGAGACATATTTATCGATATCAGAACCTTCTGTTGATTACTATGTCACCAACTCTGGTTCTGGATCCTATTTGGTGAATGGAGTATCTAATGGGCTTATTACATTTGAAAAAGGTAAAAAATATCGAATTCATGTTAATGCCGCAGGACACCCTTTTTGGATTCAAACAGTATCAGGTGCTTATAGCTTAGAAAATGTATATTCAACTGGAGTAACAAATGGAGGAGCACAATCAGGTCATATACTAGTAGAGCTTCCTCAAAGTGCACCAGATAACCTTTACTATGCCTGCCAATTCCACTCATCAATGGCAGGATCAATTTCTGTTAGATCTGAAGATGCAATAACAATAAACTCTAAATCCGCAAGTTATACTATTGCGCCAATAGATTCTGGAAGACTTATTGAAATGTCTGCAGGCGGAACTGTAACAATAGCAGACTCTGTTTTGTTCCCAGTCGGATATTCTGTAGATATATTACAAACAGGAACCTCTCAGGTTACTATAGCAGGAGATGGATTTACACCAAATTCCACTCCTGGATTAAAATTACGTGCACAGTGGAGCAGCGCTACACTTATTAAACGAGCACTTAATTCTTGGGTTATACTTGGCGATTTGAGCGTTTAAATGGCCAGAAGATTTCGTAAAATTGGTCTACTAAGTAAAATTGGAATAAGAAAGGTTAATGTGCCCAGTCTTAGTGGGCTAACAAGAGCTCAGGCAAAACAAGAACTGGAATCAAGAGGGCTTACTTGGCAAGAAACAGCAGAGTCTACAGCAAATATAAATCTTGATCTAAATATAAAAGAACAATCAGTTGCTTCTGGCTCGGTAGTAAAAATTGGAGATACCATAGGGTTTACATATTATGGTTATGTAGCTCCACCCAATTTTAATCCAGGATTTAATCCAGGGTTTGCTCCCCCACCAGATCCACCACAAACATCTTCTATTAGCTCATATACCTGGAACGGAACAACAGTTATTATCAGCGGATCTTTTCCAACTGAGCCCACAAATATTGCAGTAAATGGAACAAACATTCCTTACCAAAGCTGGTCTTGGAGCAGTATTGCAGTTTCATTTTTATTAAGTGGAGAAGGGTCTAGAAATATTCAAGTTTATAATGGAAGAGTTCCATTGTTGCCTGAATTTACCGTTTCCTATAATCCTAACCCAGGATTCGGCAACCCAGGATTCAACCCAGGCTTTAACCCAGGCTTTAACGAACCACCAGCATTTAACGAACCACCAGCATTTGACACACCACTTTTTGGAGGCTCTGGAGATCTTACTAACCTTGACCTCAGCGCACTATTTAGTTTTGGTGGCAAAAGTGTGGGCATTACAACCTTAGTTAGAACTACTGACGGTCTTGTTAAAGCAGGAGATTTGCAAGTAGGAGATACACTCTTGTCTGCAAATATTGAAGGGTTCCCTTATGAAAGTGAAGAAGGTGTAACGGCTCAAGCCATTGCTTGGTCAGATAACGACCCCAATATTATTCCAGAAATTACAAATATTGTAGCTTTATATAAAACTCAATCTGCATATGCGGTTGTAATTAACGAGGACATATTTTCCCAGTACCACTATGTTTTAATTAAAAGAGACGGGGTTGCTAAATTTGAAACTTCCGTAAATATAGTTAAAGAAACTGACCTAGTTTATTCATACGACACCAGCAGCTGGGAATCAATTTATCTTTACGAAATAGTTCAAGCCCCCCACGATATTATTTCTATAAACTGTGAACCATACGACATGTTCTTTACAGAAAGGATGCTAACTCATGACTCAAGCGCAATATAACATTATAGATATGAAAAGGGTCGGAGAAAGCCTTGTGCCCGTATTTTCTGCAATGCCTAATGAATTAAAAGGCTCTTGGATACATGTTACAAAATTAAATCATTCATCTATAAAATACGTAAGCGCAATTTATTTTAATGACATACACCCAGAAAATACTGTTATTGTTTCAGACTATTTACCTACAATTTATCCCGATCTATATTGCACTGTAAATAAGAATGGAAGAAACGAAAGAGTTTATGTGAATCCAAAGTATAGGAAAATGGGCCTACTGGGAATTTCTGGATTAGTTGCTAGAGCAATATTTAGTGACTACTTAAATGTAATTCTAGATGTCCCTCTAGATAGAAGCGAAAAAACTGAAAAGGCTACTAAATTAGTTAAAGATATGTGGCAAGAAGCAATAAAAGATGTTCCATTAGAACAAAGATCATCAATATCAGTGTTTGATATTGATCCACCCAGAGATCCAGCTTATCCAGATGTCTGGCATGGTCACAGACCAGGAGGAAGCAATGGTTAATAAAATATTTTCAGAGCAGGATATAAGTGTATACAGTTTTTCATACATAAGAGACACAGATCTTCAAGTTATGCTTTCAAACTTTGAAGAGATTGCATGGATAGAAAGAGTCAATGGTTTTAAAGAGGGTGTCATTAAGACAACAAACTTTAAAAATTTAAATTTAGAAAATAGAAGGTTATATATTAGCTATATTTCTGAAATAAATTCTTATCTTCATGATAGGTCCCTTGAATTTGTTTATCCAATAGAGAATGTTTTTTTAAAAATAATTCCAGAAACATCATACCTACAAGAGTTTTTAAACCCAGGACTAATAGATACTATATCAATTATTTATGTGGTAAATAGCAACCACACTGGATCTAGTCTTACATTCTTAAACAAAGATATTTCTATACCCCTATCAAAAGGTAATTTAATAATTTTTCCATCTTCAGAAGAATACAAATATAAGATTTCTGAAGTTTCCTCTGGAGAAATGATTGTTGGAGTTTCTTACGTAGAGGTTAAAAATGATTAATATAGAAAGTCAAAATAAAAACGAAAACGTTATATACAGAGAAAAAAGAAAAACAATTTCAGTTAAAGATAAGTTTGACACACTAGGCCTATATGAAAAAATAATAAATGAATTAGATAAGTCTGAAAAAATCTATGATTTTCCACATTCTAATGGAAAAGATGTTAAAGTATACGATAAAAATAATTACAATCCATTTTTTATGCATGACGAACAAATGTATTTTCTTTTTCAAAAAGTATATCTATTAGTAAAAAATGCATGTGAAAAGTATCAGCTTAGCTACTTAAAAAATAAATATTTTATTTACTCTTCATTAATTGAAGACCAGGATCCTTCTTTATGGTATGATGCTGGTGGGACATCAAGACCTTCAATGTTTGGAATAATTTCCCTAGACTCAGAAAAAACAAAATTATTAATTAATGAAGAAGAATTTGAGATAGAGCCTGGAGAAATTATTATTTCAGAGGCGGGCAATAAAATTGTTTATTCTAATAAATTTAAATCTATAGTGTTTTACGTAAGCCCGCTATCAGAAATAAAAAATCAGTATTCACAAAAGTGGATACCCTTAGTCTAAAATAAAAGGAGAAATTATGATAATCGACACACCCGCAATTGGAATAAAGATATACAGAAACGCTTTGCCAGAAGCAATGAACATTCCAGCAAGGCTAGAAAAGGTCTTGAGTTCAGGTAAAAGCTCAATGTTTAAATGGTCGGTTGCTACAGTTGGAGACCACGTACAAAAATTAGATTACAGAGATTGTGTCGATTTTAAAATTAAAAGGGAATCTTTAAGGCCAGGAAATGAACTGTCTGACGAAATAATATCGGTTCATGATCAAATAACAGAAAATCTTCAAGAGTGTTTAAGGGATTATATGCAGGCCTACAATACAAATGCATTACACTATATGGAAGCAATAAACTTTGTTCGTTATGGAGAAGGTCAGCATTTTAAAACACACCCAGACAGCGGTCCAAGCTATTCATGCGACGTATCTACTGTTATGTATTTAAATAGCGACTATGAGGGCGGAGAATTATACTTCCCTCACCTTGATTATACCTATGTTCCTCAATACGGAGACATTGTGCTGTTTCCGTCTAGCTATCTTTTTGCACACGCCGCTCTTCCAGTAAAGTCTGGTATAAAGTATGCTGCGGTAACAATGTTTTCATATAACGACAGAAACCATAAAGAGCATGGCAGATACCAGGGGCAAGTCTCTAAAGTTCTATAGATAGGTAAAAAAGCATTTAGGGTATAATAAGGAAAGAGGTGCAACCATATGGCAACAAATTTTCCAGCAGACCTAGACGTTCTAGTTAACCCACAGCCGACTGACTCGGTTTTAGCTGTCCCACATGCTAAACAGCATGCAGACGCAAATGATGCTATTGAGGCCCTCGAGACAAAAGTTGGAAAAACCAACGATACAAACCCCAACTCCTTAGACTTTAAAGTTCGAACCCTAGAAACCAACATTCTTGATACTGAAGAAGTAGAGGACCTAGTTGGAGACCTACTAACTACTGGAACACATACAAATATAACCGTTGCTTATGACGACGTAGCCAGAAAAATAAACTTAACAGCTACATACGATAACGAAGAGGCAATATCTGCAATTGCAACGGCAATTGTTGCTACAAGCGGAATAGACAAGGTCTACGATAGCGTAGCAAAAACAATAACCTTATCTGTAAATACAAATACAATAGCAAGCCAAGCATACGTAAATCAAGCAATTTCAAATTTAGTTGATACCTCTCCAGCACTATTAGATACCCTAAATGAAATAGCGGCAGCAATAAATGACGACCCTAATTTTTCAACAACCATAACAACTGCTATTGCAACAGCTCTAGCATCATCTAAGTCTTATACAGATGCAGCGATATCTGCTCTAGGGAATACAAGCGACACTAAATATGTTCCTGTATCTGAAGTAGGTCAAGCAGATGGAATTGCACAACTTGACGGAAGCGGAAAAGTTCCCCTATCTCAGTTAGATATAGACGAAAAGATCCAAGATGTAGCAGCAGGCCTTATAACATCAGGAAACCATACAAATTTAACGGCAACATATGATGATGTTACAGGAAAGATTAACTTTGTAGCAGTAGCTCAATTAACCCAAGAACAGGTTCAAGATGCAATCGGACCATTGTTTACTCATGGAACAAATCCTAATATTTCTGTAACCTATGATGACGAATCTAATAAAATGATTCTAGAGGCCTATATTCCTCCTTCTACTGCAAAGATGTCTTCTAATGCACCCGCTTCTCCAATAGATGGTCAGTTCTGGTTTGATACAGATGAAGCAAGAAGCGGAACAATAGGTGCCCTAAAGGTATGGAATGCTTTAAATGCTGCTTGGGAAAATGTAACAACAAATTTATCTTTATCTACAACAAACACATGGACATCTAAAAATACTTTTAATAACGGAATTATTATTGGACTTGATGCCGCTCCACTAACTCCAGTACACGGACAAATCTATTACAATAAGCCACTAGACAAACTAAAGGTCTGGGACGGACTACTTTGGCAAGATATTCAAGGCTCGGGCGGAGGCGGAGGCGGGCTAGAGTTAATTCCAACAGATACATCTTTGCCCCCAAGCACATTCTTTGTTGGTTTAATATCACCACCAGCAGGTGCAACATCAACAGGAGATCTTTGGATAGATGTTGACGATGATGCAGGCTCTACCGAATTTGTATTTGCTGGACCAAATCCTCCAGCCGAAGGAACTTATGGAATGGACACCCTGTGGATCGATACAGATGAGCCAGAACTTCCTTTAATTTATTCAGATGAAGAGCCACCTACGTATACTGCAATTGAAGGGGATTTTTGGGTAGATCTTGACGATACAAGCGGTCAATCAATTTTGTCTTCAACAACTCCACCTAATCCAGCACAAACAGAATTTTGGCTAGACTTAACAACAGAAGAAGGAGAAATAACTTACTCTGATTTGTTTAAAAATAATGCTGCACAAATAACAAATTTTGCTAGCCTTCCAGCAGCATCTTTGCACGGCGGAATGATAGCATACATATCTTCAGAGGCTTCTTTATATGTAGCAGCAGCAGGACAATGGATAAAAATATTCCCAACCTTTGATGCGGAAACGCTGATTTGGGCTGGGGTTTAATAAAAGATATGTTGTATAATAGTGGAGAGGTAATCAAATATGTCATTAAAACGCTATAACGGAACTGAGTGGGTAGTCGTTGCAGGATCACGACCTGGCCCAACGGGAGCTACTGGCCCTCAAGGCCCAGCAGGAACTGCAGCAGCCGTATCTGTAGGAACAGTAACATCTACTGCCGCAGGTACAAATGCAACAGTTACAAATTCAGGCACAGCAACAAATGCTGTTTTCAACTTTTCAATTCCACGGGGCGCATCAGTTACGGGCCCAGCAGGTGTTCCAGGTACAAGAGGAACAAAGACATATACAGCTCAATCAGTTCCACAAAATGCAGGGCTAACAAATTTAATTGAAGGCGATAACTTTATAAATTTAAATACTGGAGAGTATTATGTTTATAGCGCATCAACAACAACTTGGGTTTTACAAGGTAACGTAAGAGGCCCACAAGGTATTCAAGGTCCAGCAGGAGTCCAGGGACCCGTTGGTCCGACAGGTCCAATTGGAGATGTAGTTGTGGCAGATATTGAAAAAAGAGTTTCAGCCTATGAATTAGATTCATTACTTAATCTAGGTATTTATTATCCAAAATATGCACTAACATCATCTTTGGCACAGATAAATGGTACAATTATGGCAACAAGTTTTATTTTCTAAGGGAGACTAACTAATATGGCAAGAAGAGCAATTAACGATCAAGGGATTATATTTTCCCCCGCAACATCCACGATTACAATTCCAAGATTTGTACTAAGACAAAATCTTCTTTTGATCACAAACGTCACCCAAAATAAAATCATCTACAATTTTTCAGACCCATCAATCGGTCTAGTAAGCCATACACTAACCGACAGTCTAAATGATGTTCACACAATTTTAGTTCTTGAGTACAACACAGCCTCAATGCAGTCAACAGATAAGCTTCAAATTATGGTTGACGAGCCAGTTGAGACATTCATGCCTTCATCAGACCTCTTAGATGCAGTAGGAAAGCTAAAAATATCTGATCCAGAGTCTTTGATTGATACTGACTTTGAGTACGGTGTGCAGGGTTCTAAATGGGAATCTCTTTCTCTTCAAAACAACTACCCAACATTCTTTTCAAGAAATACAGGAGGAAACTCCCTAGATGTGGTTTCTCTTATCTCATCAGGCGGAACACCAAGATCTAGAATCGTTGTAACAACAACAACTCCACACGGATTAAATAACGGAGACGTGGTAAGCGTTAATGAGTCACTCAGCCCACTTACAGACGGTACTTTTCTTATTACCATTATTGACTCAACATCATTTTCATTTATTGCCAAGGGCAATGTTCCAAACTTGACCAGCGTTCTAGATGGAACCTTAACAACACTTTACGGTGGAGGAATCTTTGACAATGCACATATTCCAGGCGGAAACACTGGAGCCCTGAATTCTTGGGCAGCAACATCAGACGGTGCAGCTCTTTCAAGAATCGATGTTGTTACTACAAATCCACACGGACTTTATCCAGGAACGCCAATTTTGATTTCAGCTCCATCAGGAAGCTCAATCAATGGAAGCTTCTTGATTGACAGAGTTACAACTCCAAATTCATTCTCATTTATGACACAGTCACTAATTCCCGTAGGTGCAATAAACACCGTAGGAATTGGCCTATTCTGCAAGCCAGAGGGCTACGTAGAGCACAGACCATTCGATGGTGGAGTTATTCTCACAACTGGAAATAACGTATGTGGAACACAGACACTTAGACAAACACGTAGATATTTTAGATATCAGTCAGGTAAGTCAATTACGTTTTCAACAGGAACAAAGTTTACCCCTTCATTTGACATTTCTTACATTGCAGCATCAAGCACAGCAATTGGATCAAATGCAATCACAATTCGTGTTTTGCAAGATCACAACCTACAGGCTGGCGCAACAATTAAGATTGAGGGAATTGAAACAGTGGGAGCATATAACCCATTCAATGGCCTATTCACCATTAGCTCAGTAACAGATTCAAACACAATTATTGTACAAAAGACATTTACTTCTGCAATTAGCGCAATTGATCAATTGCCAGGTGGAGTTAATTCATTCGTAACAGCATATCAGTGGAAAGGCTCAGCAACAAGAGCTGGACTATATGATGATCAAAATGGATTCTATTTTGAATATGATGGACGGACATTGTATGCAGTAAGAAGATTTTCAAACAAAGAACTATTTGGAAAGATCTCAGTAACACAATTTTCAAATGTAGTAACAGGAGTAGACACTAGATTTAGAAAGCAACTACTTGTTGGAGACCTAATTGTAGTTAGAGGACAGTCTTATAGAGTTATTCAGATTAACAATGATACTTCTTTAAACATTGCCCCAGCATACAGAGGACCAAGTGTTAATGGTTCTCCTTATCTTAAGACACAGATTCAAAAGATTCCACAATCACAATGGAACATTGACACCGTAGACGGCAATGGTCCAACAGGATATAACCTCGATATAGCAAAGATGCAGATGACATTCATCGATTACTCTTGGTATGGAGCAGGCTCAATTAGATTTGGACTAAGAGGCACAGACGGTAACGTTATTTGGTGTCACAAGATGGTAATGAATAATATTAATACCGCTTCATATATGAGATCAGGAAACCTTCCTGCAAGATATGAAACAATTAATGAGCCTCTAAACTCTGCAAAATTAATTGCAGGGGGATCAGGGCTAAGCGGATCTACACTATTTCCTCAAGACACAGTAATTTACGTCAATGACGTAAGTTTCTGGCCATCAACAGGATTCCTAAGAATTGCAGATGGAGCTAATTTTGAGATTTGCGAATATACATCAATTGGTGCATATAATCCAACAATTCAAGCACATGCAGTTAATATTGTAAGAAGAGTCGCACAACCTCTAGTTTACGGAGGAGTTCCAATGAATCTATTTGGAACATCTATCCAATCAAACTTTGTTCCAGACTCAACAATTCCTGGCGGATCTGGTACAGCACAAGTTTCAGTACAAACAATTTCTCAAAACTGTGCACCAGTTATGTCACACTGGGGATCATCCGTAATTATGGATGGTGGATTTAATGATGATAAGTCATTTATCTTTACCGCTGGTATGCAGAAATACTTGCAGGTTGGTGGATCTGGAACAATTTCAGCTACGCTAACAAATCGTCAGGCGCTATCAGGTGTTGCAACAATGACAACATCAGGTACTCACACACTTGCATCTGGTACAAACGTAACTATATCTGGAGTAAATGATATCTATACTCCTACATTTAGACAGCTTACCAACAACATAGCAACCCTAACAACTGGTACAGCGCATCTTTATTCAGTAGGTCAGCAGGTAACAATTACTGGTATGGATTCCGTATTTAACGGAACATATACAATTTCACTTGTTCCAAGCCCTACAACTTTCTCATTTAGCAAAGTTAATGCAAATATAGGATTCCAGTCAGTTCCTAGCTCAGCAAGAGTTACAGGATCAAGCCGATACAACGGTACATTCGCAATTACTTCGGTTGCCCCAACATCATTTAGTTTTGCTTTAGCGGGTGCAGATGAAGCAATTTCTGCAATTAACCCTAACGGTACCGCAGTACAGACATTCGGAAGCACACCAACCCCTCGTCCACTCGTTTCAATTAGAGTGGCTCCTTCTGCAGACAATGGTCTAGGCAGAAACTTTGGATTGCGTGAACTAGCAAACCGTATGCAGATGAAGCTTGACTCAGTTGGAGTTCTTTCACAGGGACAATTCTTGATTGAAGGAATTCTAAATCCAGCAACTATGAACGGTATTGCAATCCCTACAGAATGGGAAGCAGTAAGAGTTGGTTCTGGTTCTCTCGCACAGGTAATTTACCACGACGGTACAGGAGTTAGAGGTACTGGAGCACCAGTTACATCTCCTACAAATACCGTTACTGGTGGAGATCGTATCTTTGCTTTCTACACAGAAAACGCAGGTGGTACTAACTTCTCCGTTACTACATTTGATGCTAAGAAAGTTAGAGACCTTTCAAACTCAATTCTAAACGGAAATGGGTCTCAGACAAACCCATCATTCCCTAATGGACCAGATATCTTAACAATTACAGCAACAAATCTTGGTTCAGGGGCTGCAAACATTCTTGCTAGAATTTCCTGGACTGAAGCTCAGGCTTAGGAGACAAAATGCCAGATTATACAACACTGCAAACTCAGGTTGAACTATTTAAGACAAAGGTAAGCGCTCTTGCATCCACAACTTTAGACGCAAACGACCTAGTTTTGCTGGCCTCAGCACTTGATACATTAGCAAAATCTATGGGCGTTAACGATATTCTTTCAATTACAACCGAAAGAATCGCTGCTATTAATGCGGCAAGAGATGCAGCTATTACATCAATTAACAGCTCAGTTAACGGACAAAGAATTACTGACGCTGAAGCCGATATTGCTGATCACGAGACAAGAATATATGCAACTGAAAACTATGTAAGCACAGCTGGGGGAGAAATTTCCGCTCTTGCTTCAACGGTTACAGGATTATCTTCCCTAGTTGCTGGAAAGATCCCAAATACTTGGGTAAATATAACTTCTTCATATACAGCAGTTAGAGGAGATAGACTTCTTGTAACACCAGCAGCAGGTCTTGTTGTTACATTGCCAGCAGCTCCTTCAATTGGAGATACAGTTATTGTTGTAGATTCAGCAGGAACTTCACAGACAACAAACTTTACAATTGCAAGAAACGGAAGCCTAATAGCAGGTGTAGCTGAAGACCTAGTCTTTAACGTAAAAAGCAAAGCTGCAACTCTAGTATTTTCAAATACAGCTCAAGGATGGAGAGTAATGTAATGGCACTACTAAGCGATGTTATCGGAGACCAAGTAGGATCTCTTAATACATATAAGACTGGAAGGCTAGACCTTGGCTCTCGCTCAGGCGCAGTCAATCTAGACCTAGCCCTATCAAATGACTTTACTTGCACAGTAACAGCAGCAACAACATTTACTATTGTCAATACCCCGACAACTGGAGTTGTTTCTTTCTCTCTACAATTAACTGGCGGAGGAGCATACACAATAACATTTGCAAATGCAAAATATCCAGGAGCTACAGCCCCAGCCCTCACTTCTGGAGGAATCGATGTTATAACATTTATTACATACGATAATGGAACAAACTGGCGAGGATCAATATCAATGAAGGACTCACGATAATGTACGCACAAGTTATTGATAAGCATATTACTCAAATTGTAAATGAACAACAGCTAAGAGAGATGTATCCTTCAACACATTTCCCTTCACCAATTTTAGAATCACACCTTGAAGGCTTTGATAATTGGTATATATGTGAAGATGAAACAGAAACCCCATCATTCGATCCAACTAAAAAGAAAGTTTCTTTTGAAAGAGCCCTTACTGGCAAAAAAGTTAAAGGCTCATATGTGCTTATTGATTTATCAAATGAAGAAAAAGCAGAAGTAATAGCAAATCAGTGGAATCTAGTAAAATATCATAGAGATAACACTATTACCGCAACAGACTACTTAGTTATGCCAGATGTATTTTCTTCTTTTTCAGATTCAGATCAAGAAAAGATTATTGCATATAGACAATCTTTAAGAGATATTACAGAACAAACAAACCCATTTAATATCACATGGCCCACATTAGGAATTGCTTCAGTCAAACTAAAATATACTGTGGAGGTTTAAATGCCATTTCCGCAAAATAGATATATGTCTGGTTCAGGTGGGCCCGTAGCATTTCTTTTGAGACAGGTTATTACAAAGGGTTACGTGCTTGCTGGATATAGAAACAGTTCGCCATGGACAAGCGTTAACGAAGTAACACACTCAACTGATACAACAGTTGATTTGGGTGGTCCGCTAAATAACTCTAGTGGATATCCTGGTGGAATGTGTGATGATACATTTGCCTATCTTCTTAAAGCCAATAATCAAGTTGGAGGATCAAGCTCGCAAACCAATCGTTACAATATGAGAACAAACACATCAATTGTTGGTCCTTCCGCCCCATATGCAGTAGGAAATTCAGGAACAATTATGCATCAAGAGCAACTGTACGCATATGGTGCACCAGGCGAAGTAGGTGTAGCAGCAATTATGAAGTTTAATTTCACAACACAGTCTTGGATGAGTTCACTTGGCAAAAGCTTTGGATCCAACACTCAAACAATGTCATCTTTTTATCATGAAACAAAAGGTTTTCACTATGGAGATGATAATGGTGTTAAATTAACTTTTGCAACAGAAACTCAAGCTGCATCACCTTGCAATGGCGTTCACGGACAACAAAAAGGAATTTCTTCAAAGTTAACTACTCTATACGCAGGTAATGAGGGTAACTATGCAGGTGGAAACAACTTAAGAAGATTTAGCGTTGCTACTGAAACAAATATAGGATTAGTTGGAAAGCCAATTACAAATTGTGGTGAAGAAAATTTTGATATGGGACAAGCATGGCAATACATGCTTGGAAACTATAACGGAGAGCAAAATAACAGATCTTGGAGATTTAACTACGCTACAGATTCTGGCTTTGAAGGCGGAGGATCAATGCAGTCTAAGGGAGTTCCAGGAAGAAGTTCTGGCTACTCAGCACAACGTTCTTAATAGATAGGTAATAAAATGAGATATATAAACGATATAACGTCGGATGTTTCTGGCTATACAAAATCACAAAAAGATATTCTTCTTTATGCTACAAATAGACATTGGGGGGTGCCAGTATTTAAAATAGATAATTTTGTTGGTGGAGCGCAATTTACTCCATTTGGAAAACTTAGACAGCTTTTGCTTGAGCTAGGAGCAAGAGAGAATACGATTGTAGAGCAAGAGCTTAAAATAGAAAGAACTAGACTAGAAATTGATTTAGAAAAAGAAAGAATTAGCACTTCTACTTCTCCTACAGAAATTAAAATTCATGAGCTTAATATTAAAGAAAAAGAAAGAGTTCTGTTAAATCAAAAAAATAGTGTCAGCTTAGTATACGAAGAACGAGATAAGTATATGATGCTAATAGATAAATTTAACTCTTCTGATGAGGGTAGACTTTCTGACGGTAGACTGATTATGGATATAATTGGAGATCATGATGAAGAAGAAAGGCTTGAGGCAGAGCTTTGGGGAATTAGACTAGGAGCGCAAGCAGCTTACGACTTAATGTTTTATGGAAGAGTTAATGGCGGAAACATGGAGGCCATTGATCAATTGCCAAAAGAAGTTAGAGAAATAGCTCTTGAAACTGCAGTTGTTAAAGCTATAGAAACAAATAAACACCTAGATGCATTGCAAATAGAGACAAGAAAAAGATTAGAGCTTGCCGATTCAGAGAATGGACTCTGGGAAGAAATTCAATGATATATTTTTTATTTGATCCAGAAGATAAGACGGATCGTAATAACTATATTCAGCATATAGGAGAATGGAGTAATCTACTGATTGGGTCGGTTGATGAAAAGCAAATGCTTTATCTAAAGCTACCTAATTTAGTTGTTGTTCCAAAAGAGGTTGCGCTGGCATACCAATTTGTTGGGAAGTACAAAGGCTATATAAAGCTTAGAGATAACACTTTGCACAAGGCTCAGCTAGGAGAAGGCCCTTTTGAGCAAGTAGGGGAAAAGTTTAAATATGTCTTGACAGAAGAAGATAAGAAAAACGCCTGTCTTTTTCAAAAAGCTGCAATGATATTCATGCTAGAAAAATACTATTCAAATAAACTTTTGTTATTAAAATCTACACCAGAGTTTTTAAAGCAGGACGACTATAAATGTGAAAAGTTTCATTTAAATAAAAAGAATGAAATCTATCAAAAGATCATCTCTTGCCAAGATTGGGTAGAAGCTGGTATACTATTAAATAATCATTTTGGCGTTCATTATGATGCGGATACTTTATCAAAAATAGATTTGTAGGATAAATGTTTAGCGTACCACTAAACCCCAAGCTAACTGAAAATCAGCTAAATGAGTTTATTTCTTTTCTAAAAGAATATAAGTCATTTATATATGACTTTTATTTTACCTGTAGGGTATCTCCTTTTGACCAAGACGCCATGGGTGATGTATTTAACGGCGGAGAAGAAGACCATAATTATCTTATAGGCCTGGCCCTACATATTCAAAACGAGACTGGGGTAACCGCTTCTGCCGTTTTTAATAATATACAAGTTAGACCCTCTCAACAGAATTTAGATTTGTTTATAGAAAACTTTAGACCCGTATACGATTCGGGTATTAAGTCAGCAACAATACCTCATACACACTGGATGGCAACAGGACAAATAAAAAAGGCATTTCCAGATCTATTTGTAAAAAATACCATTCTCAGAAATGTGTCAGAGCCAAGGGACATAGAGCACCTTGCAAAAGCTGGATTTGATTATATTAATCTTGATAGAGATTTAATGCGTGATCACGAGAAGCTAAAGCGTTTTAAAAAAGCTAAATCTCAGTTCGGCGTTAAGATATCCTTGCTTGCCAATGAAGGGTGCTACGGCGGATGCGTAATGATGGATGAGCATTATCAGTTTAATAATACTAGAACAGACGGACCTCAATATTTTAATGACCCAATAAGCAGAGTGTCTTGTCCTAAATGGGATCACGAAGATTTTGCCGTATCTTTAAAGACAGCCAATTTTCCACCATGGCGTGAAGACTGGCAGGAGTTTATAGACGACCTAGGCATTGATGTTATAAAGATGCACGGAAGAGAGTCTCATACAAGGCTAAAAGAAACCATGGAAATAATTAAGAGGTATGCAAATAATGAAGAAATTTTATTTGATAGCTTTAATGATTTTATTGAAGAGACTAATATGGTTGACAAGCCTATTGCCATCTGGCGTAATAAGATCAAAAATTGTAAATTTGATTGCTGGGATTGTGGTTATTGTGACAAAATAATGGCTGCAAAATATGGCAATCATATTAGTCCAAAGGTCGCCATTGTTGCACAGCAATTAGTTGATTCTGTAAATAACCCAATTGAAATTAATATACCAGGTTTAACATCGACTAGAGTTCAGTCATTGATAAATGGTTTGGCTAAGTCTTCTTCTAAATACCTCGAAATTGGTTCTTATCAGGGTGCTACAGCCGCTGCAGCATTGAGTGGTAATAACTTGCAGGCATACTTTGTAGACACCTGGCAGGAGGCTCCACAGGCCGTAAGAGAAGGGTGGGAAACACCAGACACCAATTCCCTAGAAGAGTTTAAGAAAAACATTAATCCATACAGAGGTAATAATAAAGTATTTATATCTAATTCAGATATGTTTAAGGTTAACCTAAAGCCCATATCGGATATTGATCTTTTCTTTTATGATGGACCACACGATTTTGAGTCTACAAAAAATGCAGTAAAGTATTATTCCGCAACTTTTGCCAGACAGTCTATTTTAATATTCGATGACGCAAACTGGACGGATGTTGTAAAAGGTGCCCACAAGGGGATACTTGAATCAGGATTAAAAATATTGTATAGTAAGAAAGTATTAAATTCATTAGAATCCGAATCCGATTGGTGGAACGGACTTTACATAGCAGTGGTGGAAAGCAATGGAAATAACAAGTAGTTTAATTACAAACAATCAACAGTTCTTGATATTACTGGCTTCGGTAATGGGGCTGTCATTTGCCGCAAAAAAGACTCAAGTCTTTTTGCCATTTTATAGCTGGATCTCTAGAACAGTTAAGTCTAAGAGAGCAGTAGTTGCTCTAATATCAATGTTCTCTGGAGTTCTGCCCATTTCAGGGCGTGTTGCCATCTCGGCTGGAGCCCTAGATACAATTGCCCCAGAAGATCAAAAGAAGCGTAAAAATTATGGAATCATCGATTACCTTTCCACGCATCATTTTTATTTTTGGTCTCCGCTAGAAGCAACAGTTCTTCTTCCAATGGCGGCACTAAGTATTAGTTATTGGGAGCTAATGGGTAGAGTTTGGCCATTGCTTGCTACAGCCGTCATTGTTATTTTATTCTATATATTTAGAATTCTAAAAGAAGATGATATTGAAATTAATATTCCAGAAAAGGCTTTGAAGAAAAAGGATAAGCAGCCTGCTCAAATTGAAGCAGACGCAAAGCGTGACCGTAAGCAGTTGATTGACTACGCTAGAGTTCTTCTTTTTACTGGCATTGTCATTATCTTGAGCAATATTGTCAAGGCTAATTTTGACACCATAAATGCATGGATAGAAGGCGCACACAAAAATAATTTATTGATCCTAGTTGCCTTTGCTGGATTCTTGGCAAGTTTTGCCTTGGGAAGTTCTAGCAAGTTTGCTGGATTTGTCGTCCTCTCAGTAGGAGTATTTGGCATAGAAACTTTGCCGCTATTCTTTGCAGTTGACTACGCAGGATATATGTTGTCTCCAGCACACAAGTGTTTAGTTGTAGGTAAGAGCTACTTTAGAACCCCTCTCAAAGATTACTATAAGGCAATTTTTGCTTTGGTGATCCCAGTGGTCTTGATGGGCATAACCTTATACTATGGAGGAATTCTCTAAAATAATTGCTGTACCCCACTGGCCTAAAGAAGGTTGGTGGGGTATAATTAAGAGTGTTATAGGCAAGGCGGGGTACTAAACAATAAAAACAGTTATGCTATAATTCATACATAGGAGAACAAAATGCCAGATTATTCAAGTTTATCATCACAAGTTGATCTTTTTAAGACAAAGGTAACAGCCCTGTCGAGTTCAACTCTAAATTCTCAGGACCTAGTCTTTCTAGCAAAGGCTCTAGAGTCAATGGGCAACCTCCTAGGAGTAAATGATATTGTTTCTGCTACATCATCGAAGGTGACAGAAATTCAGACAGCTTCTTCTGGAGCTGTTGCAACAGTTAACACAGCAGGGTCTACACAGATCGTTGCAGTTAATTCGGCTGGAGCAGCAAACGTTGCTACCATCCAATCTTCGATAGATAACTACACAATTTATACAAACATGGGAGTAATTTAATATGGCAACAGTAAGCTTACCAAGCAGATTTTATGCAGATACACTACCTGCATCAGAAACATCAGTATACACAACACCAGCAGCACAGATCGATGTTATTACATCTATCACATTTGATAACCTAACAGATGCTACTAGAACAGTAACAATGAGAATGGCAGGAAAGTTCTTTGTAAAGAGCCTAGATATCCCACCTCGTGCTATCGTTGTTCTTGATGTTAAGCAAGTTCTTAACACAGCAGAAAATATTCAAATCAGTGCGAATGCTGCAGATGCTATCTCAGTATTTATCTCTGGCGTAAAAATTACACAAGTATAATATTATTATTTAAGGGAGAACTACAATGGCAGTAAATACCACTACAACTCAGGTCTATATTCCTGGATTTGAAACAAATATCAGCAATACGGTAGCACCAATTGCCTACACAACATCTGCTGCCATTGCAACTCTACAAAGTGCAATTCCAGCACAGTTCTCAAACTTAGTTGGAAAACTTGCAAACCCTGCTACTTCAAGAGATAACTCAGAAGTTTCTCCTTACCCTCTATTTGGTATTTGGACAAATCAAGACAACTCTAGAAAAGCTGGATATTCAGTAATCAATTCAGATTTTCAAGTTGTTGCTACAAGCAGATTAAACAACCGTCAAGGCGGATGGACAGATGTTGATCTAAACGGAATGAACAACTGGTATGAAGACTTTAGAGGCCAAACATACACTAACGGTAACCCAACCACTAATAACTGGAGCACACATTCAGGTGGCGGAACAAACATGAACGGCCATGAAGGCAACATGCTATATAGCTTACAGGTCTTTGGCAATTATGGAAATACTCAAATGAATAGACAAGACCAGTGGGGTCAGTTTACTTCAAGAAGCGGAACAATTATTGGTGTTCGTGGAGTTAGAGAGCGTTTAAATCACTACAGTAACGACTCAACTTTTCAAATAAGATTAAGAGGTCAAGTACATGGTTATATTGATCAAGTAAACCTTAACAATGCTGCCTACGCAACTTGGGCGGGACGTACAAACCGTGGAATGTCTTCTTACAATGATAGAACAAAAACCTTAGCAGTTGCAGAATCAAACACAGCAAATCAAATTAGATTGCACGTTTGGAAGAACACAAATCTAGGCAGAAGTTTAAACTCATGGAATTATGCTGCAGGAGACTTAAACCTATTCCTATTAGAAGCAAAAGCGGCAGGACCTTCTGGAACAACAGCAAGCTATTCATTTTATGATTTTACTTGGTCATCTGCTGGTTCAACACAAGCAGAGCCTTCTTATGTAATGAGACTTACAATGGGTGATAATGGAACAATTGGTTTTTCAAGAAACTCTCAGCAAGGAAATGCTCAGCAATATGGATGGTATATTCCAACAAACCCAGGAACTCCAGGAGTTTCAGGAACTGGAGCATTTACAGATAGCGGATCAAACTTAGCAAACACCACCTCTTATGGAATTGATCAAAGAGATGGCGCAGGAATTAGAACAAACATTTCATGGGATAATCAATGGTTAATAGCATATGCCCCATACTACTACTACCACGGCGGAATTAATTTACATTGCATTAATACAGCAGACCCAACAAAGTATTACCACTGGAGAAATACCGATGGTGCTAATGGAGTCTCTCCTGTACCGTTTGGAGAAAGCTCATTTATAATGTGCTACTCAGCACAAAATGGAGACAGCCCTGGCCCACATCTTTATATTGCAAACCCACAAGGAGCATTTGAAAATGGTAGAAGAGCTGATAACTCAGTTGTTGCCAATGGTGGAGATCTTCAACCCTTTAACTCAACAATGCACTACATATTTGATACAATGTCTAATACAACACAGTATCCACACATTACGGTAATGCCACACTGGACAACGGTCTAAGGAGAAAAAATGACAACAAATACAACAGCAACAACCACTTCGCAGATAATTCATCCAGGTCTTGAAGCAGCAATAGCTGCAATTATTACTCCAATTGCAAATGCAAATAACGTTGCTGTAACAGCAACCTCAACAACTATTGCTTCACAGATTGCAATAATTGGAAATAAAGAAGCATCACCTGTTATATCAAGAAACAATACAGAAGTTTCTCCATTCCCAACATTTGCTATTTGGACAAACCAGAACAATGATACAAAGGCTGGTTTTAATATTATTAACTCCGACTATCAATCAATTGGTTCAAATGCTATGCCAGGATGGTTTGGTAGCTATCAGAACCCATCTCTAGATAACATGCCTAACTGGTATGAAGACTTCAGAGGATACTCATATACAAACGGCAATCACGGTACAAGCACTGTAACTACATATTTTGGCGGAGCAACATGTAACCAGTCAGCAGACGGACATTTAATTTACAGACCATGCCTGCACGGTGGATTTGCTGGTAACTGGTTTAATAGAGCAGATAATCAAAATCAGTACTTAAATAGATGTGGAACAATTATTGGAGTTAAGGGAGTAAGACAGCGTGTAAGTCATTATTCAAATAGCTCAGAATTTCAAGTTAGATTTAGAGGCATGGCCAACGGATATATTGACAGAGTTGATTTAAACTCAGCAACCTATGCAACATGGGCTGGCCGTTCAAACATGGGAATGTCATCTTACAACGATAGAACTAATATGCTTGCAGTTGCAGAATCAACTACCGCAAATGCAATTCGTTTACACGTCTGGAGAAACACATCAGTTAGTTTAAATGGTTTTGGACACAAGCCTGGAACACTTCACAAGTTCCTATCAGAGGCAAAAGCTGCAGGTCCTACAGCAGGCAATCATCTAAGCACAGCAAAGAATTACGCATTTTATGATTTCACATGGGCACAGGCAGGATCTACAAGAGCCGAGCCTTCTTACCACATGAAGCTTGTAATGGGAGACAGTGGATTAGTCGGATTTGGAAGATTTAACCACGACGGTTACGCACAAAGATACGGATACTGGAACCCATCCTCTCAAGGAACAGCGGGTAGCTCAGGAATTGGAGTTTTTACAGATACTGAAATCAACCTAGCTAACACAACATCTTATGGCATCGATCAGTCTGAAACATGGTATGGACAAAAGCATAATATAACATGGGACAATGAATGGCTTGCAATTTATTCTGTATATCACTATTACTCAAACGGAATAAACTGTCATATAATTAATACTTATGACCCTACAAAACTGTTCTGGTTTAGAAACACAGACGGATCTCAAGGTACAGCAATTGTTCCATTTAAGGAAGATAAATTTATATCAATTTACTCAGCTCAAAATGGACAAGATGCGGGCCCACATTTATATATTGTAGATCCAGGATCAGCAGGTAAAAATCTAAGAAGAACTGACGGAACACCGCTATCGTTTGGCGGAGACCTACAGCCATACAACGTAGTAACTCACTATCAATTTGATACACATTCAAATACAACCCAATATCCGCATATTGTAAGTATGCCTCATTGGAACAACCCGTAAGGAAAAGGAGAAAAAAATGAAAATAAAGTTCTGTGGACCACAAAATGTTGTCGCAATTGACGTAGATGGGGATCATGAAGTTGTTGAAACAAATCTAATTCATAGATTTAGCCTAGTCAACGGAGTAGTTGTGGATAAATATCCAGGAAAGACAGATCGTGAGATCATGGTAATTGAGCATGATGAGGCAATTGCTTCAGTAACAGCAGCACAAGAAGCATGGGATGAGGATGAATCTGAGACTAAGGGACCAAGACCAGAGTCTTTGCCACCTCTACGTGCTCAAGAGGAGGAATAAAAATGCCAATAACAAGCGTACCTCAACAGGTAACCCCAGGTCTTTGGACATACACATACCTTCAAGCACCTCTTAACGGACAAGCACGTCCATATCTTAATGTGCCATCAGCACAGCTAGATCTTGGAACAATTGCAGCTTCAGGAGTTGCAACATGCGACGTAGCACTAGCAAACGTATTTAAGATGGTTGCAGGCGGAAACTGCACAGTAGCATTTAGCAATATTCCAGCAACAGGAACAGAGCCAAAAGCACAATTCTGGCAACTAGAAATTAAAACTGGTGGTAGCTATACAGTTACATGGCCAGCATCAATTAAGTGGGATGGTGGAGGAGCTTCTAACGTAGCACCACTTCTATCTACAAATACAACCGTTCTTAACTTTATGACAAGAGACGGTGGCACAACAATATTCGGTGCATACGCATTCGCTGATTTAAACGTTTAAAGGAGATAATATGTACGCCATAGTAGAAGACAAAAAAGTAGTCGCTGTCGGCGCACTATCCCAACTCTTTCCTAATGTATCTATTCCTCAATCAATAGATGAAAAGGAATTTGCAAAAGAAAACGGGTTGCTAGAAGTAGCAACACCAGAGTTCGATGACTTCCAAGAAAAGATTGTACCTTGTGAACCATTTATTAAAGATGGCAAGGTATACTCAGTAGAAGTACAGAAGATGTCAGACGAAGAAAAAGCAGATAACGTAAATGCACATATTGGCTTTGAGCTAATGTCTACAGCATGGGTAGAGACAGACCCAGATATGGACAAGAAGTCTCTTGCTGAATGGAAAGAGTACAGAAAGAAGATTTCTTCTTTAAAGAATAGCAAAGATGTATCCGAAATTACATGGCCTAAGAGACCATTAGTAGAGCTAGAAAAAATAATGGAGGAAGACCCAATTGCTTAGTAATAACATTATTTTTAGAAGAAATAGATTTAGCTTGTCTGGATTGCAGCTATGGCTAGATGCGGCTCTTCCATCTACAATTACAAGAGATGGTCTTGGAAAAGTTTCTCAATGGAATGACAAGTCTGGTTTGGCTAGACATTGCGTTCAAGCAACTGCAGCAGCACAACCAACATTTCAAGCAACAGGTATAGCAGGACTTCCAGCAATTAACTTTGATGGCGTAGATGACTTTTTACCATTCTCAGATCAAACACTGTCATGGATATCATCATCCTCATTTACAGTAATCTACGTAGCCTCAAAGCCAGCAAATGCAAATACCTATGTAATTGGCGGAACAAACTCAGGAACAAGAAATAATCTTATTGCTGGATACGTATCTTCAAACACATTTAAGTTTGGTTTTGGCAACGATGATCAAAATGCTATTGTTCCAGTAGGGCTATCAGGAACACCAGAAGTTTACACGCTTGTTTACAGCAATGCTGATAACTCACGTAGAGTTAGAAGAAATGGAACTGACGTTGCAGTCGGTGCATCTTCAGGCGGGCTTACAAGTATGACAGGTCAAGTAATAGGAAGATACTCCGCAACATTTGGAGCATTTAAGATTGGCGAATTACTTATTTACAACAGAGCCCTTACCGTGGGTGAATATATCTCAATCGAAAGAGATCTTATTTCTAAATGGGCAATTAGCTAGGAGATAAAATGGCATATAATCCATCAAGATTTATTGGGCCAGTTCTTCTAAGCACAACAAACTCAAATCTAAAATCATTTACTAACAAGGCTATTGTTAAGAGCATATTTACGGCCAACACATTTAATGGCCCAATTGCCTTTAGCCTTTATTTAGTTCCAAGTGGACAAACACCAGGTCTATCAAATAGAATCTTCGGCGACGTCCTTCTTGCAGAAAACACATCAAAATCAACAGAGACTACGCTAATTGTTAACGCTGGAGAATCTATCTGGGCATCAGCAAATGTTGCTGGCGGAGTAAGCATTATGGTTTCTGGGGTAGAAGTAGTTTAAAAGCTAGGCAATGAAGGGCTTGAGTAGTAAGCCTTTAAATATAGTATAATGGAATTATGAGCTATCATCTAAAGTTAATTAATGACTACCCAATTGGTTTTTGGCCATTGGATGAGTCTTCAGGTACTATCGCTTCAGATGTCTCTGGGTGTGGAAATAGCGGAACTTATTCAGGCGGACTAACTACTGGATTAATCCCACTTGTTTCAGGCGGAGCAAATGGCTCTCTTATAACTAATACTAAGTATATTACATTACCCGTAACTAAAGACTATTATGGATCTACCGCCGACGGCGGATTTGCAGATAGCAATTCATCAGATAATGAGTTCTCCCTAGAAGTTTGGATATACCCTAAGATTACAACATCTGGATTGACAACTATATTTGCAGACTCAACAAAAAATGTTGGTATTTTTTATGAAAAGGGAAACATAGTATTTAAACTTGAGGCGGAAAGACTTGATTATACTTTACCTAATATAAGCCAATCTCATCATATTGTAGCCACATACTCTATTTCAGAAATGTCTTTATACGTAGATGGCAAATTTGCAGTAAGCAAGTCTTTAAATAATTATAAGTTTACTAATGAAACAATTACATTAAAATTAGGGCCAACTGGAAATTCAGCAGATTCATTTATTGTAGATGCCCCAGCAGTATATAGGTATGCCCTAGGCTTAGATAAAATTATAGAACACTTCAACTACTCTGGGACAACATCTCCTTTTCAGGTTTCATACCCAAGCGGCGGGACCTTGTTTGAAATATATGATGATAGCGTAAGCAAGCAATTTAATTTTGCTTATCCCGCCAAAAAGCCCCTAGAAATTTTTGCCTCAGAAGATTTAGTTTATAACACAGAAGAGAAATGTTTAGAAATTAAGAAAACGGCCTCTGCAGCCTCTAAGAGCGTAGTTGTCGTAGATGCTATAGGAATTCCTGCGGGATTCGACTTAGACTCCTCTAAGATAGAGTGGAACGGCGACAATGGGGTCTCTGTAAGAACTTCCACAGATGGGTCAACATGGCAAGCATGTGTTAATGGAGGAGCAATTCCTCAATTTAGATTGGGATCATTTAGCTCTGAAAGAACCCTTTATCTTGAGATAACATTTACCTCATCAGATACAACTAAATTTATCCCAAGATTATATAGCCTGCTACTGTGCTTCTACAAAGACCAAATTCTTTATTCAATAAGTAACCCTGATTATATTTATACGATAGAAGGCACAGCGGGATTTACATCAAAAGACATTACTCTAGGAAGGGTTGCATATCCTATTTTGTCTAGACAAAAGCTAAATGGATTAACAACGGCGGGAGGATCGGGATTTAAAATAAATACCGCAGAATCAATTAGGACCATAGAGTTCTTTTTAACCCTATCAGAGCTAACCTCAAATTCTATTTTATCAAGTACGGCAAATGGAGATTTTGTATCAGCAGGATACTCTTGGGCTACAAATGGAACTATTACTAAATCTAATATATCTGCTATTTATGTTAATGGTGTAGACAAGACATCTCAGACAAATATAAGTTCTGTATTTACCGCAAACGAGCTTTATCACGTTATAATTGCAACAAACGGGGCAATTGGTGGAGAGATACTATTTAACCATACATCAACAGGTGGGCCTTCCAGCCTATACCAATACATTTCTTACTACCCAGCAACCTTCTCAGCCCCCATGGCATTATCTAATTACAACATGCATATTGGAAGATCAGCGACAATAGCAGATGATTCGTCCATGACATTGACAGAAAATTCCGTTGAGTTTTATGACAACGACTGGATTGTGCTTCAAAACCAATAATTTGTCACATGGGTTGACAAAAAGCTGGACTTGAGTAGACAATAATGGTAAAATAAAGTCATATGGATATTAACAGAACGAATAGCAAGATTCTTGAAGAAGAGTCGATACTTGGCATCTATGTCTGGGAAATGCCAGATGGCAGATGGATTGGAGATGATGATGGGAACTTTCTTTCGATCACGTCCAAAAAAGGAAATAGAGCCAACATCGATGCTTTGGCTAGAGAAGTTCGCACGTTCGGCATATACGAAGGCGGGCCTAAATTTCTTTCCGCTAGAAGGAAAATTGATGATGAAGAATTTGAGCACCAAAAACAAAGACTCGATTGGGGACTAGTTCCTGATCCATTTGATATCGGTAACTATAAGGACGAAATGAAAAAGCTAAAGGGGTTAAGATGAGCGCAGAATTTCTTGATGAAGACAACTCAGAAAATATAATTAACATTTCAAATAACGCAGACTGGTTCTCGCTAGAAAAAAATGAAACAACAACCGATCCATTTTTGGCAGGCCTAGAGGATCTTAAAAAGGTTAGAGGCCTAGGATCTTCGTTTAAGCGTAAGATAAATAGAGAATTTTCTAAGTCGTTCACTGGCCGAGAAGAAACTGGAACACAGCAAAATCTATTGGCACAAGCAATTACTGGCTATGCAATGTTTGACTTGATAGAACCTCCATACAACCTAGAGTATCTTTCAAAAGTATATGAGATTTCAACATACAACTATGCAGCAATTAATGCCAAGGTGGCAAACATTGTCGGGCTAGGATATGATTTTATAGAAACAAAGAAAACAAATGATGCTATTGATTCACTTACAGATGATAAGTCTCTTGAAAGAGCACGTAGAAAGCTAAGCAAATTAAGACAGGATCTTCATGCGTGGCTTGATACAACAAATGATGAAGATACATTTACTCAAACATTAATTAAGGTATTTACAGACTACGAAGCAACTGGAAATGGCTACATTGAAGTAGGTAGAACCACTGCTGGAAATATCGGATATATCGGGCATATCCCCGCAAAGACTATGCGTGTGCGTAGACTAAGAGATGGCTTTATTCAATTGCTTTACGGAAAGGCAGTATTCTTTAACAACTTTGGAGACTCAGAAACAGAGAACCCAATTGCGGGACAAGAAGATCGCCCAAATGAAATTATTCATTTAAAAAAGTATACCCCAATGAACAACTACTACGGAGTTGCAGATATTATTGCAGCCCAGGTTTCTTTGGCGGGTAACGAATTGTCTGGAAGATATAACCTTGATTACTTTGAAAACAAAGCGGTCCCAAGATATATCATTACAGTAAAGGGAGCAAAGCTTTCTCCAGAGTCAGAGCGCAAATTGCTTGAATTTTTCCAAGTTGGACTTAAGGGCAAGAACCACAGATCTCTATATATTCCACTTCCAGGAGACACCCCAGACTCAAAAACCGAATTTAAAATGGAACCAGTTGAGGCTAACCCACAGGAATCTTCATTTAATGTTTATCGCAAATCAAATAGAGATGAAATCCTGCTGGCCCACCGTGTCCCAATTAATAAAATTGGAACCCCAGAGGGAGTTAATTTAGCAGTAGCAAGAGATGCCGATAAAACATTTAAAGAGCAGGTTTGCCGCCCAGCACAAATGATTTTAGAGAAAAAATTAAATAAAATATTTGAGGAAAAGACAGATGCGCTAACCCTTAAATTTAATGAGTTAACTCTTACTGACGAAGATACCCAGTCTAAGATTGACGAAAGATATTTAAGAATGCAAGTAATTACCCCTAATGAAGTTCGAATTAGAAAGGGTATGATTCCTCTTGAAGGCGGAGACGAAGTGGTAGATTTGAAGGGTCAGGATGCCGCAGAGCAAACAGCCCAAGCTGGAAATACCAGACAAAGATCCCAAGACCGACAGGCAAACGCCCCAGATAATTCTGGAGAAGGACGAAATGCCAAGGGCGACGGAAGACAGGTTGACTAACTCTACTCAACTGTTATTTGCCTTTTTATCTATAAGTCGCTAAAATTAAGCATATGAATATTGAAAAGTCTTTATGGACTAGCCATGGCAATGACATTAACTTGTCTGTACCTTTCACTAAAGTTAACCGTGAAAAGAGAACGGTTTCTGGGTTTGCAACACTAGACAATATTGACCAGACAAATGACGTTGTAACAGCGGAAGCAAGCGTAAAAGCATTTGAAAATTTTCGTGGGAACATTCGTGAGATGCACGGATCTCTTGCAGTTGGAAAGATGGTTTCATTTAAGCCAGAAACTTTTTACGACCCAGCAACTAAAGAATTTTATAACGGAGTTTATGTAACAGCATACATTTCAAAGGGCGCACAAGATACTTGGGAAAAGGTTCTAGACGGCACCCTATCTGGATTCTCAATCGGCGGAAAGATTAATGAGTCTGATAACGAAGTCAACAAGGCGAATGGTAAGACAGTAAGATTTATTAAGGATTATGATTTGATTGAATTATCAATTGTAGATTCTCCAGCAAATGAGCTTTGCAATGTTCTATCTATTCAAAAGGTAAATGGCCAATTGATATTTAAAGGAATTGCAACCGAAGTAGTAACAGAAAATATCTTTTACTGTGAAGACAGTAACTCTGTTTTTATCTCAACAGAGAAGACATATGACTCACCAGTTTCTGGTAAGCCAGCACAACTAATTGGTTGGGTTGAGAGCTCAGATGTTAACAAAGCAAAAGAGATTGATAAGATTCTTGATGCATATAAGCACTCAAGATTTACGTTGCCTGAAACACAAACAATTGCAAAACAGGCAAACGCAGAAGGAGGTAATGAAATGTCAGATAATACAGAAAACGTAGTTGTCGAAGATGTTGCAGTAGAGGCACCAGCCGAAGCAGTAGCAGAAGAAACAGCCGTTGAAGATACAGCAGTAGTTGCAGATGATGCAGCTCCAGCTGAAGCTCCTGCAGAAGCAGTAGCAGAAGACGTTCCTGCCGAGACTCTGGAAAAAGCAGCCGAAGTATCAGAAGATAAGGTTGATGAACCTGATTTTGCGAAGATGTTAGGCGATCTAAAAGGCTTTTTCTCAGAAACTCTAAACAAGGCATCTGAAGCAAATGCAGCACAAGTAACAACAATCCAAGAGACTGTTGAAACTTTCAGCAAGAGCGTAGATGCTAGAATTTCAGAGTTGGCAGAACAACACACAGCACTTTCAAGCGCTGTAAATAACATCAAGAACACGATTGATGGTGTACAAAAGCGTGTCGACGCAGTAGAATCAGAGACTGCAATTAAGAAGTCTTCAGATCTTGGCCGATCAGAAGAAGTAACAATCAAAAAATCTAAATGGAACGGTTCTTTCCTCGGTTCCGTAAACGAAATATTCAACTAAGGTAGGTATAAAATAATGAGCAATGAAACATTAGAAAAAGCCGTAAACGCTGGTACTCAGTTATCAACAGGATTCGGCTCCGCAACTGGTGGAACAGGAGTACACGTAGCTTCAGAAAATGGCAACGGCGGACTTCTTAACCCAGAACAGTCTGCTCGCTTCCTTGATTATATGTTCGACGCAACCGTTATCGGTAAGGTCGCACGTACAGTTCGTATGAAGTCAGACACAGCCGAGATTGACCGTATGTCCGTTGGTGAGAAGCTTATGAAGCTTGCAACCGAGGCAGACAACACCGCAACAAACAGTGGTGTAACTTTCTCAAAAATCTCTTTAACAACAAAGAAACTCCGCATGGACTGGGAGCTTTCAACAGAATCTCTAGAAGATAACATCGAAGGTGCAGATCTAGAAGATCACATTGCACGTTTGATGGCAACACAGGCAGGAAACGACATCGAAGATGTTCTTCTTAACGGTGACACAGCTCTTTCAGGAGACGCACTTTACAAGTCATTTGATGGCGTTGTAAAGAAGGCAAAGGCATCAGGTCGTGTCGTAGACGCAGCTGGCGCTGGAGTTTCTCGTGAAGTATTCAACAAGGCACTTAAGGCTATGCCACGTAAGTACAAGCAACGTCGTGGAGACCTTCGCTTCCTTGCTGGATCAAACTTGATTCAAGATTTCCTATATGCTAACAGCATTGGAACAAACCAAACAATTCCACAAGATATCGCTTCAAGCGTTATCCGTGGTGGAGTTGCACCACTAGGTGGACCTGCAGGATATGTGGCACCATTCGCATTCGGTATTCCGATTGTTGAAGTTCCACTTCTTTCAGAGACACAAACTGGAACACAATCAGGAGCATCAGGCTCACACGGAGATATCCACTTGACATTCCCAAATAACGTAGTTATTGGTATCAAGCGTGATGTAACTGTCTACCGCTTCTTCCAGCCACGTAAGGACACAATTGAGTACACAATGTATACTCGTGTTGGCGTTCAGATCGAGCAGGCAGACGCTTGGGTAGTTGTAAAGAACGTTAAGGTTGCTTCTTAATTAATTTAAGATAAAACCCCCGAAAGGCCCCTAATTAATTTTAGGGGCTTTTCATTTTAATTTATCAATGCTATAATTAAAGGACCTAACAAAGGAGAATATATGTCATTTGAGACATTGAAAGTAGCAGAACTCAGAAAAGTTGCAGAGGACTTTGCAGTTGATACTGATGGAATTAAGAGTAAGGCAGATATTGTTGCCGCCCTTGCAGAAGAGGGAGTCACATGGTCTGTTTATCAAAAAACAATTAAAGATATTGAAGACGCCACAGACGAATTCAGCGAAAACGCAGAAGAGATTCTGCCTAGATTTAATCCAGATGCTCAGCCAGAAGATACGGTTCTAGTTAGAATGACTAGAGAAAATTTTAGGTATGATATACAAGGATTTACATTCACAAAAGAGCACCCATTTGTTGCAATGACAGAAGAAGATGCTCAAGAAATTTTTGACAAGGAGGAGGGTTTCCGCTTAGCAACTCCAAAGGAAGTTCAGGAGTACTACGCTTAACCTTTATTAAATGGAAATTCTAGTAGGTTCAAATTCACCAATAACACATAAGGTGTTTTGGCAGGGACAGCTAACTGATTCAGATAGCCTTCCAGTTGTAAGACTATATGACATTACAGAAGATCCAGGAGTATCTCCAGCAATTAATCCTGCCACGATACTTTCAACATTAACCCCTGTCAAGTCAGAAGTAGATGCAGGAACGTATATTGTATATATTCCTTTAGCCTACACAGACAGACAAAGACAATTAAAATTAAGCTGGACATATTCAGTTGGCGGAACCTCTACACAAAAAGATAATAAAATATTTGTGCAGACCCCGTATACCGATATGAGCCAGGCAATCGAATCTTTAGGATTGGGGTCTGATTATTCAGATCCTAACACTAAGTCATATGCCGAATTGGCAAACGCTGAAAGATATGCAAGAAAACTTATTGAGGCTTACACAAGGCAGCAATTCTTTTTATATGATGATATTCAAACTGCGTATGGCTCAGGATCCGATGTGCTTCCACTTCCATACAAAATATCAACCTTATACAAACTATATCAAAACGACATCCTGCTACTAGACACATTAAATTCAGTTAATAATTGGAATTTTAATACAGTAATTTCTGAAAGCGGATTTGGCATAAGAGTTAACAGGGCCAACATGCTAGACAATACGGTATATATAGCAAACGGAATGGTCCCTCCAACTATAAGTGATACGTGGGGTGGATCCTTTAATACAGGTGGAACATATCGTGTGCAAGGTAAATTTGGATGGAAAGAAGTTCCAGATGAGGTTGATCTTGCATGTATTGAATTAATGAAAGATTATTTTTCAAAAGACAAGGTCTGGCGTAATAAGTATATGAAGTCAATACAGACATTTGACTGGAAATTTGAGTACAATTCGGGGGTATATTCAGGAACGGGTAATCTCTATGCAGATCAATTACTTCTCCCATATGTTCTCAATCAAATGGTTGTTATATAATGTATGCTCTTGTTGACTCGATACTCCCAATGTTTATGGATGTCTATAAGCCAGTTGATTCGCAGGATCCAGATACAGGCTCAATAAAAAAAGAATGGCAATATGACAGAACTGTATCCTGTAGCGCAAAGGGCAACATAAGCAACTCTGCTTCAAGCATTACTAAAGACGGACAAAAGTTTTCCAATAAGTATACTAATGAAGAAGTGTTACAGATTAGAACATCAGAGCAAGTAACATTAAGAGAAAAAATTACAAACATTAGAGACCATGATGGCAACACTATATGGGAAGAATTAAATTTTCCAACCAACACTCCTACAGTTTTTGAGGTAATAGGAACAACTCCAATGACAGACCCGTTCGGCGGCACAGTGGGATATAACTCTACTGTCAAGAGATCGGAAAACCAGACAATTGGACAATAGTACACTATTAGTTACGGCAGCCAGCGGTCTACAAAAAGGTATGTCTGGCACTAGCGGAACTATTTTGAAGGATAGCACAGTAGCCCAAATATCTGCTGCGATATATTATCAAGCTCAAGTTGTGTCTAGACTAACAACAAGTAAAGCATTTGAAAAGAAATTTCAATCTGTTATATTTAAACAGATAGATCAAGACTTTGGGCTATATGTAGATTCTCAGTCAAGAATAAATCCTAAGTCATTACACCACGTGTACGAGTGGAATAAAGTCGGAAATAAAGGATCTAGGCTATTTAAATTAAACGTATTATCAACAGACGGTCTTTCATTTAAAATTGCCTCTAGTTTCTTGCCATCTAAGTCAGCAGTGCCTAATGAATTTGGAAGTAGAAAACACGTATTTATTAGTAAAGCTTCTGTGATGGAAGCTGGAATGCCTCTAGTAATCCGCCCTAGGTTCGCAGAGCGCCTAGTATTTGAAACTAGTACTGGCGTAGTCTACATGCCTAAAGGCGCCTCTGTGACCGTTACAAGGCCAGGAGGAGGCAAGGCAACAGGAAGATTCCGAATCGCCTATGCACAATTCTTTACAGGTAATCTAGTAAGTTTGTCAATTAAAAAATCTGGATTTCAACAAATATTTAATTCATCATTAACTAAAGCAATGAAGGTTCCAGGTGACGTAAGAAAAGTTAAATATTCATTTAGCCCTAATGCATTAAGAACGCAGGCAGACTCAGCAGTAGAATTAGCATTTGGAGGGGTATCATGACAGATTATAAAGCAGACGTAATGATTGATTTAAGAAAGTTCCTGTGGAGCCAATTAAAGTCAAATAACATTTTTGAACAAACTGACTACTATTCAGATAATATAGGGGAAGAGATTATCCCAATTATTCCTGTACAGCAATCTCCAGAATTAAATCAATTCTTGAGCGGAAAGAAACACATAGTCTATGACAAGATCGGTTTATCCTATGAGGAAAACTGGGCTATATGCTGTGAGCAAATTCTATTTACCATCTACTCAACAGATGTTTCAGAGATTAATGAGATTAGAAACTTAATGACGGACCTATTTAGAAGAATGGATGAGTCCGCTAGGGATGCAAATGCCTACTCTGGCATATCTAAAAAGTTTAAATTCTTTAGTATATTTGTGGCGGATATTTCCCCAACGGCTCCATCAGAAGAGTTGGCAGGTTTCCTGTCCGCAGATGTGATCCTTGAGGTCAAATACGCAAGACATATAGACACAGCTGGCCGATTCCTGTAATTTGCCTTTGGGCGAATTATACTCTATTATTGTACATAGAGGAAAGGCCTAGCCAGCCAAGATTTAATGATTTACAATTATATATATATATTTTGAAAACAGGAGGTACGAAATAATGGCATTTAACTCAGCCAAAAATATTCTTGTAGGAGCTTCACCGCTCTACATTTCAACAAGCGATTCAACAGTAACTGGATATAAGGAAAACCTTTTAGACAGAGCAACTGGTGGAATTTCTTTCACAGCAAGAACAAAAGCAGCAGCAGCTCTAGACGCATCTACAGATGTTCGTAACGTAGGATTTACAAACAATGGTCTTCAGATCACTTACAATCCAACTTACGATTCAGTAACAGTGGATCAGCTTCTAGATACAGCAAAGCTTTTCAAGTCTGCTATGGAGGTTATGATTGCAACTGAAATGTCCGAAGGTACACTAGAAAACGTTCTAGTAGTATTCGGTCAAGGAGGAGCAACACTAACCAAGCAAGGAGCAGCAGGTGCTGCAACAGATGATTACCCAACAAAGGGTGCAACTGGAGCAGATGACAAGACCCTTACATTGGGACTTGAGGCAGGATCACTTGGTATTGCCCCAACAGAGCGTCAGCTATTTGCAATTGGTCAAGCACCAACAGTAGCAACTACAACAACAGGAGAAGCAGACGCAACAACAGAGCGTGTATATTATGCACGTCGTGTTTTGTCAGTACAACAGTCACAATTCTCACTTGCACGTAACGCAGCAACAACTTTCCCAGTAACATTCCGTCTTCTTCCAGACGCTAACTATAGCGGCTCAGAATACGGTAAGATTATTGACCGAGTTCTAGCTTAAATAATTAAATAGGAAAAGCCCCCTTTTTGGGGGCTTTTTCATTTGTGCTGATAATCTGTATATGTTATAATAATTAAGACTAGATCCTAGGAGGATTAAATTGGCAACAACAGTATATAGCGTAGAAGAACTAACGCTTCAGAATGGCTCAACAGTTAAGTTGAAGCCATTAAGCATTAAAGAGCTAAGAAAATTTATGCTCGTATTACAGGCAGCAAGCGATTCAACTACAGAAGATCAAACACTTAATGTGTTAATTGATGCGGTTGCAGTAGCACTTGAAAAACAACTACCAGACTTGGTAGCAGATAGAGATGCACTAGAAGATGCACTTGACGTCCCCACAATCAATCGTATACTTGAAGTATGCGGTGGGATTAAGATGGACGACCCAAACCTTCTAGCGGCAGCGGTTCTGGCTGGTCAGAACTAGATTTAGCCGCTTTAGAGGGTGAAGTATTTCTTCTGGGACACTGGAAGAATTACGAAGAACTAGAAGAAAGTCTTTCAATGCCAGAACTTATTCAAACATTGAAATCTTTTAAGAAACAAAAGTCGGAAGACAGAAAGTTTACGGCAAGTCTTAAGGGAATAGATTTAGATGTAGATGAGGAAGACTCCGAACCACAGGCAAAAACTTTTGACGATGTTAAAAGAAAAGCCCTAGGCATAGAAGCTTCAGGTGATGATATAGTTTCCCTACAAGGAAGCTTAGCAGCACAAGCAGGGTTTGGAATTGGAGCAGGTCTAGGCTACACAAAGGAGTAATGTAAAGATAAATGGCTGATGAAAATATTGTAACTAATATAGTTGCTAATGCAGATTTCTCAGGTCTTATTGCAGATGTCAATAAGGTTGCAGCCTCTCTTTCAAAACTTCAAGCACAAATAATTCAATCGGACGCAAGGCTTGCAAGTCAAGTAGCGACGATGAACAGATCCTTTGGTGAAAACCTAAGAAGAACTGGTCAGTTTGCAACACACTTTGTTACTTTAACATCGGATGTTGAAAAGTTTGGCACCAACCTAGACAGGGGCCAAATGAAACTGAAGCAGTACTTTCAGACATTTAGTGAGCACACAAGGACGCAAGGCGGCTTAATCAGAGATCTTGCTAAGCAGCAAGTAGCATTACAAAATGCAATCATTCAGCCAATGGGTAAAAATGCTCAAGGGCTTATGCAATACAGCGTACATATTCCACAGGGTCTTGATGCTGTAAAAAACAAAACTGCTTTAGCAAGACAAGAACTACAGATTATGAACAAGGTTGTTCAAGACGGTGGAGTTCAGCTTATTAACTGGGGTAAAAATACTCAGTGGGCAGGTCGTCAGTTAACAGTAGGACTTACAGTACCTCTTGCGGCATTTGGTAAAGCTGCAGCAGATGCATTTAGAATGGCAGATGCAGAGTTAGTCAGACTTACAAAGGTATACGGCGGAGTAGCAGCAACATCCGCAGCAGATCTTGAAAAAGTAAGAAGAGAAGTTACTCAAACAGCTAAAGAGATTTCAAAAGCATACGGAGTTTCATTTAAAGATACAATTACTCTTGCCGCAGATATTGCAGCGACGGGCAAGCAAGGCGACGATCTTCTTAATTCTGTTAAAGAAACAAGTAGACTTGCCGTACTTGGAGAAGTAGATAGACAAGAAGCAATGAAGGCCACCCTGGCAATTCAAACTACATTTAAGCAAAATACAGATCAGCTTTCTGAATCTATTAACTTTCTCAACTCAGTTGAAAACCAAACATCAACAACTCTTAATGACCTAGTAGAAGCAATTCCAAAAGCGGGTCCAGTTATTCAAGGTTTAGGCGGAAGCGTACAGGACTTAGCATTGTATCTAACTGCAATGAAGGAAGGCGGAATTAATGCTTCAGAAGGAGCTAACGCTCTCAAATCAGCACTAGCATCTTTAATTAATCCTACAAAGGTAGCAAAAGAAAAGTTTTCTGAAATGGGAATTGACCTTGGCGGGATTGTAGCAAAAAATGCTGGAGATCTAACAGGAACACTTTTCGCTCTTCAAGCAGCACTAGATAACCTAGATCCACTACAAAAGCAACAGGCAATTGAACAGTTGTTTGGTAAGTTTCAGTTCTCTAGACTTAATGCTTTGTTTGCAAACCTAGGCAAGCAGGGAAGTCAGACCCTTCAGGTAATGGATTTAATGAAAGCAAGCTCTGAAGAGTTGTCACAGGTAGCAGGTCGAGAATTATCAATGGTAACAGAATCCGCTTCTGGAAAATACAAAAGAGCAGTAGAAGGCTTAAAGGCAGATCTTGCAGGAATTGGCGACGAGTTCCTAAAGATTCAAACATTCTTTATTAATATTGTAGATGGTATTATTAAGTTTATAAATAAATTGCCAGACCCAATTAAATCTTTGTTGACATTTGTTACAGGATTTACTGCAATCATCGGACCAGTAATTATGTTAACTGGTGTACTTGCCAACTTCTTTGGATATATAATTAAAGGAGCATCACACTTCAGGGCCTTGTTTAAGGGTGGAGAAGGATGGAAGATGCTTACGCCAGAAATTTTGGCAGCACAAAAAGCAGGATCACTTGTTGAGGCTACATTTTATAGTGATGCTCAAGCAGCCACAGTATTAAAAACTGCAATTGCAGGCCTCGTAACAGAATTTGAATTACTTCAATCTAAAGCTATGACGGGTGCAGTATCTGCAGCACCAACAATTTCAACCTTGGCGGGTAACGTTGTTAAGGGCAGCGGGGCAAGAGTTGTTGATCCAAATCACCCACTAATTAGCCCAGAAGATACAAGATCAATGTCTCATCTTAATCCAGTTGCTGGAATGACGATGGATCAAAAATCAACACAAACAATTTTCGGAGTAGTACCTGGGGCACCAAAAGTAAATCAAAAGATTGGAAATAATCCTCAGATGTATATGTCTGGTGATCTTCCAAAGATTCCAGGACTAACATCAATCGGAGGAGCTTCAACTGGTATTGTTGCAGCAGAAGCTGCAAAATGGCATGCAATGACAGGCGCACTTGCAATGCAATCGCAAGCAGAAATTGCTTTACTTAAAAAAGAAGTTGCCTCTACTGGGCTTATAACAGCATCCTTGTCCGACTCTTATCAAGCACTGCTTCCAACAATGACTAAGCTTACTGCAAATGCAGCAGCAGAATCTGCAGCAATTGTTGCACAGTTGCAGGCTGGCAAGCTAACAGTAGATCAAGCAAGAGCTAAGATTATTCAATTAAATGCTCAGGTAGAATCTATGATTGCACAGGCTTCTGTAGATATTGCGGGCCAACAAGGAAGAACAATAGGGCTAACAACAGTCCCTCTATTAAATCAGCCAGTTGTAAATGCCGCTGGCAAAACTAATATGAAAGAGCTTCTTCGCCCAGGAAGAACTAGAAGCCTTCTTAATAAAATTGCACAAGGTCTAGGTGTAAAAACATTTGGTGCTGGATACAGTACAGAAACAACTATACCTAAGAGATTAAATGCTGGAAATATTGTTCCAGGAACTGGAAATACAGACACAGTTCCAGCAATTCTTACTCCAGGTGAATTTGTTGTAAACAAAGAAGCCACAGCAGCAAATCTACCATTGCTTCAAGCAATTAACAATGGTCAGCAGTCTACTAACGGCGCATATAATTTGGGCGGAATGGTCCAGGCATTTTTAAAAATGACCCGTGGCGGCGGATCAAGACCAATGGTTTCAAAAAAACTAATAGATAAATTATTTCCAGGAAGGCTTACAGATCGTGCAACTGCTGATTATTATGAGCCAAAAGGCAACGCTGGTGTTTTTGGAGGCAATGTTTCTAGCAGAAAAATTTCTGCATCAACATCAAAAATAAATGCGGACATGACAGGAGAAGGCGTAGACCCAAGAACGTTGCTTGCCTCTATAAATGCAAGAGGTGGAGGGTCAAGATTATCTACTGATGTATTTTTAGATGGCCTAGCTAACGCAGGAGTAATTTCAAAAGCAGAAAAAAGAAGACTTTCAAAATTAGTATTTAATTCTTATGCAAAAAAGATTCTTTCAATGGGTAAGGTTAATGACTCTAATAACCCAGTTTATTCAGTATCTGAATCTTTGTTGAGAAAAGAACTAGGCGGCAATGCACTAGGTTTAGAAGCTTGGAGCAAATGGTCGAATTCTCCAGGAAGTTTTGCACACCCTACACGTAGAGCCTCCACTGGATGGCTAAATAAAATTGATGTAAATGGAAAAACAATAAAATTTGCAAACCTAGAAGCTTCCGCAGCTGGAGGCAATCCAAATAAATTTTATCATTCAAAAGAAGCGTCAAATCCATTTATACAGACAATAGCGTCCTTGTTTGGCGCAACAAAATTAAACAGAGGTGGGCCAGTAGGTAATATATTAAAGAGTACAGCTTTTAAAAACGTAGGAGCTAAGTTTGGAAAAATAGGAGAAAAGTGGGGCGCTACTTCTCTATCTATTGGTATGGGAAGAAAGCTATTCGGAAGCTCTGGCCTAACACCTAAAGCACAAAACTTAATGTATGGCAAGATGATTGAAAATCTTGAAAAAGAAAGACCATACGGATACGTAAAGGATGCTCAGGGAAGTCTTCAAAAAGCTCTAGAGCCAGATATTGTAGATACACTTCTTAAATCCGCCGCTGGGGATGTTCTTAGCACAGGAGGAAAAAGTTTAAGTAAAATAGACAGAGAGATATTGAGAACCAAGTTTGCAAACTGGGATTCAAAGTCATGGACACCTGCAACTACTAAAGTAAGAAAACAAATGTTCGGAATGAACAAGGGCGGAATGGTGCCAGGAGTTCAGTACTTTAACAAAGGAACTAAAAAGCCAGTTCAGCCAATAACATTCGGATCTGCTTATAGGCAAGAAAGAGCAAAGGGTAACATAGGAGCTGGAATGATGAGCTCTGGTCCAATGGCTGGTATGGGCATTGGTATGGGAATGGGTATGGCAGGACAAGCAATCGGCGGACAAGCAGGACAAATTATGCAATTTGCATCAGTGCTTCCAATGCTTGCTCCGAATATGCTAGGATCTTTAGGTAAGCTTGCTGGAGGATTTAAAGGCGTTGGCGGCGCAGCAGGAATTGCTGGTAAAGCAATTGGAATGGCAATGAGATTTGCACTAGGACCTATCGGATTACTTCTTACAGCGCTTACTGCGGGATATGCAATATTTAAGAAGTTCCAAAAAGAACGAGAGCAGGATAGAATTGAAAAAAC